ACCGTCGATCATAGGTATTGAGAAGGGTCACATTGAGATGGCCCTTGGGCCGTTCCTCGAGAAGCGTGTACGAGAACGCGGGTTGTACGAGGCGTATTTTAAAGATCTAAAGACAGGTCGTAGAGATAAAGAGGCCCGAGCACGCGCCATACAGGGCCGTATGCAGCAGGGCATGGTGTTCATGCCTAAAGACCAACACTTCACTGGCCCGCTTGTAGCGGAGCTCCTGCGCTTCCCTAACGGTGTACATGACGACCAAGTCGATGCCCTTGCATGGTTAGGCCTGATGATGACCGAATTCAGCACATTCCACGAGCGAGTCGAACACGTACCCACATGGCGTGATCGACTACCAGGACTGTTTAAGGGTGAGAAAACTAAATCGGCCATGAGCGCATGACCATCGCTAACCCAATCACCGTTAGGCCACCGCCACCGAGATATTAATAATGGCTAAATCAGACAAGATAGCACCTAGCAAAGAAGAGGAAATCACCCGAACCCAATGGGCGCGTTACGAGCGTGCGAGGGACAACGGGCACCTAGACTACGTTTACATGGCGAAGAAGTGCGATGAGTACTATCGCGGCGACCAGTGGGATGACGACGATGCGGCGGCGTTAGAGGCTGAGGGTCGTCCTGCGCTGACCATTAATACGATCCTCCCTACCATCAACACAATTCTCGGTGAGCAGTCCACACGCCGAGCGGATATTCAGTTCAAGCCTCGGCGCAATGGGGACAGCACGGTCGCCCACACCTTGACTAAGTTGTACATGCAGATCGCAGACAACAACAAGTTGGACTGGGTCGAGCAGCAGGTATTTGGAGATGGGTTGATAATGGACGGGCGTGGGTACTTTGACGTGCGTATGGACTTCAGCGACCACGTTGAAGGCGAGATACGGATCACGGCTAAAGACCCGCTCGACATCCTCATTGACCCTGATGCAAAGGACGCAGACCCCAAAACGTGGAACGAGGTGTTCGAGACCAAGTGGATGACGTTGGATGAGATCTCTGAACTCTACGGGCAGAAAAAAGCAGAGCGGTTGTTGTTTGTAGCCGAGAATGGTATGAGCTTCGGGCCAGACTCCGTTGAATATCAGGAGACACGGTTCGGTGACACCCAGACGAATGATGACTACTTTGGTGCTGGAGTTCCTGGGGACGATGAGTACCGCAACGTAAAAGCGCTGCGCGTTGTAGAGCGCCAGCATAAGAAGCTGACGCGTGTTACGTTTTTTGTCGACCCAAACACTGGGGATCAGCGACAAGCTCCAGACGCGTGGCCAGACGCGAAGACTAAGAAGTTCGCAAAAAAGCACGAACTGTCCTTGATGAGCAAAGTAATCCGAAAAGTACGCTGGACAGTAACGTGCGACAAGGTTGTCCTGCATGATGATTGGTCCCCGTATAACGATTTTACAATCATCCCCTTCTTCTGCTACTTCCGTAGGGGCAGGCCGTTCGGCGTTGTCAGGAACCTGTTATCCCCGCAAGAGCAGCTGAACAAGATTGCATCACAAGAGCTACACATCGTTAACACCACGGCTAACAGTGGCTGGATGGTAGAGTCAGGCTCACTGGTCGGTATGACTGCTGATGACCTTGAGGAGCACGGAGCGGAGACAGGACTCGTGTTGGAATATGCGCGGGGCACTAACCCCCCAAGCAAGATCCAGCCGAACCAGATCCCTACAGGGCTTGATCGTATAGCGATGAAGGCTGCGGCGAACATTAAGACTATCTCTGGCGTGAACGACAGTATGTTAGGCACGGACAGCGCAGAAGTGTCAGGTATCGCAATTCAGGCCAAGCAGAATCGTGGCGCGATCATGATCCAAGTACCTTTGGACAACTTGCGTAAAACGCGTCAATACCTTGCAGAGAAGATCCTGAACCTTATTCAGACTTTCTACACTGAAGAGCGCGTAATTCAAGTAACCAATGAGGATGACCCACTCAAGCCGCGTGAGGAAATGATCGTTAATGAAATGACACCAGAGGGCGTAGTCATCAACAACTTAATGGTCGGTGAATATGACGTGATCGTAGCTACCGCGCCAGCGAGAGACAGCTTCGATGAGACTCAATTTGCTGAAGCCCTAAGTTTGCGGCAGGTGGGCGTCATGATCCCTGACGACGCGATTATTGAGTACAGCCACTTAGCGCGTAAGGGTGAACTCGCTACCCGTATCCGTCAGATGACAGGTCAAGAGCCACCAACCCCAGAGCAGCAGCAGGCTATGGCACAGCAGCAAGAGATACAGATGGCTCAGATACAGCTGGAGCTCGCCAAAATGGAAGCGGAAGTTAAGAAGCTTCAGTCTGAAGCCGCCCTGAATATCGCTAAGGTGCAGGACACCGCTGAGATTGATCCACAGGTAAGAATGGCTGAACTCCAAGCGAAACTGCAGATGAACCAGGAACAATTGCAGCTACGTAGGGAGCTGTCATCCGCGACCAACCAAATTCGGCAGGGTCAGGCAGAGACCAGCGCCGCTACGAAAATCGCTACAACTGTAATGCAGACTTCTCGAAACAACCCCAAACCACAATAGGACTTTGATATGAGCAAACAAGAAGACACTACGGAAGACATGGCAATGGAATACGAAGTAATGCCTGGAGCAGATCGCCCCGAGGAAGATGACGCCCAGCAGTTGGATCTAAGTTTCGGGGAGGTGGAAGAAGAATTGGCGCAAGAAAGTGTCGAAGAAGAATTGGCGCAAGAAAGTGTCGAAGAAGGCGAAGAAGAAGTTGTCGCTGAAGTAGAAGAAGGACAAGACGACACTGAAGATGAGGTTGTAGCAGAGTTAGAAGACGCAGCTGACGCTAAGCCGTCTAAAAAGCAGATGGTCCCCAAAGCCCGCTTAGATGAGGTACTTGCTAAGCAAAAGGCGCTACAGAAACAACTAGATGAAATGGCCGCAGCAAATGTAAAAGCCGCAGAAGCGCCCGACGCATATGATTTTGATACGAAAGAAGTTGAGTACCAAAACATGGTGCTGGACGGCGAGACAGAAAAAGCTGTCGCACTCCGTAGAGAGATTAGAAAAGCTGAGCGAGAGCAGCTTGAGTTTGAAATGCGGCAAGAAATGACCCAAACCGTCACTCAAGATCGGCAGATGACCGCACTACAGAACGCCGCTGCGGTAATGGAAGAAGCATACCCTGTATTTGATAGCAACTCTGAGGCGTTCGACCAAGAGATGACTAACGAAGTCGTAGATTTACGCGATGCATTCATTTTGAAGGGATATGACGCCGTAGATGCCCTATCAAAAGCTGTGAAATACGTTGTCAAAGATCACGACCTCGATCAAGCGCAAGAAAGTGTGCCAAGTCTAGCGGGTAAAGCGCAGAAAACTGATGAACTTGCTAAAAAACGCGCCGAGGTTAGCAAAAAACTTCGCGCTGCAGAGGCGCAACCGCCTGAACTTCCTGGTGAAAGTTCTTCTAATCATGGTGATAAAGGTTTCGACTTATCGTCTATGACTGAAGAAGAGTTCGCCGCTCTGCCCGAAGCTACGTTACGGCGTATAAGAGGCGATATTATCTAACGAGGTGAGCGATGCCCACTAAAAAAGACCCAAGAATAGCCCGAGCAGGAGTCTCGGGCTTTAATAAACCCAAGCGGACGCCTTCTCACCCTAAAAAGTCGCATATTGTAGTGGCTAAAGAGGGTGAGAAGATCAAAACCATCCGTTTCGGCGAGCAAGGTGCGTCTACTGCGGGCAAACCCAAGGCGGGTGAGTCTGAAAGGATGAAGGCCAAACGCGCGAGCTTCAAAGCACGGCATGGTAAGAACATCGCAAAAGGCAAAATGTCAGCGGCCTATTGGGCGGATAAAGCGAAGTGGTGAGATAGTTGTTGCATTGCTATATTAGCTGACCTAATATGCTATTACGTGTACCTGTACGATATCAGGTCGGCCCGTAGCCGTAAAAAACGTACTTCGCCTACACTAGGCGCAAAACCTGTCGAGGTCGCACCTCGTTAATCAGCGCTAGTTCGTCGTCCCACGATACGGGAGTACGGATTAGCCGCTCCTTTAAGTCGGCTGATAAGGCGGCGCGTGCCGCATAAAATTATTTTGCCCATTTATTAGGAGGCCATCATGGCTTTAACAAATTTCGGAACTTTAACTGGTGATCAACTCCAAGCCTGGAGCCGCGACTTCTGGAAAGTAGCTCGTAATCAGTCTTTCATCAATCAGTTTGCTGGTACTGGCTCAAACGCTATGGTCCAGCGTATTACTGAACTTACTAAAAACCAAAAAGGCACGAAAGCGAACATCACTTTGCTCGCTGATATGACCGGCGACGGCATCACTGGTGACTACACTCTGGAAGGCAACGAAGAAGCCTTACGCGCGTACGACATCAGCATCGAGCTGGATCAGTTGCGGTTTGCAAACCGTATTGCTGGCCGTATGACCGACCAAAAAACGGTTGTTAACTTCCGAGAGCAGTCTCGCGATGCCCTTGCTTATGCAATGGCTGACCGGTGCGATCAGTTGGCGTTCTTGACTCTCTCTGGTGTTGCGTACACGACTAAAAACAACGGTGGCTTACGCACCGTAGTTGGCGGCGCTGTAAACGGCCAAGAGCTTGCTGATCTAGCTTTCGCGTCAGACGTATCTGCTCCTACCTCTGATCGCCATCGTCGCTGGGATGCTACCGCCGGTCTAGTTGCTGGCGACACTACTGCTGTTAGCGCTGCGGATAAGATCGGCTATAGCACTATCGTTAACCTGAAAGCCTACGCTAAAGATAACTACATCCGTGGTATTCGTGGTGCTGGTAACCAGGAAACTTTCCACATGTTCGTTACTCCACAGCAAATGGCTAGCCTGAAGTTAGATTCTGACTTCCTTGCTAACGTTCGCAACGCTGGCGTACGCGGTACTGGCAACAGCCTGTTCTCAGGATCTGCTTCGTTGATGGTTGACGGCGTGATGATCCACGAGTTCCGCCATGTGTTTAACACTTCTGGTGCTACTACTGGTACTTCTGGCGACGCTGGCGCAGCTGGCTACAAGTGGGGTGCTAATGCTGACGTAGTTGGCGGACGTGCTCTGTTCTGTGGTGCTCAGGCTCTGGCTCTGGCTGACATCGGCCTGCCTGAAATGGTTGAAGATACTTTCGACTATGGCAACCAGTCTGGTATCTCAGTAGGCAAGATCTTCGGTATGCGCAAGCCTAAGTACAACAGCGACATTAGTAGCTCTGTACAGGACTTCGGCGTTATCTGTTTAGATACTGCACAGTAAGCTGATCGCCCCCTCTTCGGAGGGGGCTTTTTACTTTATAGGAACTAATCATGAAGATTGTGAGCAAAGACTCGCTACGAGTGACCACACTAGGCGGGACAGCTGTTCTATTTGAAGCAGGCGTACCCAGAGAGATCTCTGCTGAGATTGGCCTTATCGCCATCCAGATGGGTGCAAAAGAATACGACGAAAAAAAGATAGAAGAGAGCGAGGCTGAAGTCGCGGTCTTTGAAAAAATTGAAGAAGTAGCACCACAAAAACCATCAGTCCCTGTTGATGATGAGCTAGTCACTTTTCTTGAAAAGATGATGGATGAAGGTGACCCAAGTAATTTTAAAGCCGATGGTTACCCAAAAGCGGCGGCTGTAAATAAAGCCCTTGGGAGAACGGTCGACACAGATGCTCGAGAAGCTGCTTGGGAATCGATCCTCAACTCATAGGTAAAAACGATGGCAATCACCGTACAGAGCGTAATTGACAGAGCTCAAACTGTGCTTCAAGACACAACGGGAGTCAGATGGCCCGTTGTCGCAGAACTTGTCTTGTGGGTAAATGATGCACAGCGAGAAATTGCCTTACTAAAACCAGACGCCTCAGCAGTTAACGATACGATTACTCTTATTGCAGGCACTAAGCAGGCTATCCCTTCCGGTGGCAACCGTCTACTCAAGGTCGTTAGAAACATGTCTGCTGCTAGCAATGGCACTGGAAAGCGGGCCGTGCGTTTAGTTGATAGAGAAGTTCTAGACGCTCAGACACCAGACTGGCATGACCCTACTGTAGCAGGCGATGCTGCGCACAATGCTGTCGTCAAGCACTACATTTACGATGAGAGTAATCCTCGCAATTTCTATGTATATCCAGGCGTTAGCGGCGCTGCTTATTTGGAGATCATCTACTCTTCAAACCCTGCTGCAGTCGCGCAGAACGATGATTTATCGATCCCTGATATTTTTGCTAACGCCGTGATGAATTACGTTTTGTACATGGCCTACATGAAAGACGCAGAATACGCAGGTAATCAGCAACGCGCGTCTAGCCACTTCCAATTGTTCACGGCGTCTGTCACAGGTAAAGGGCAGATCGATGCAGTTACAAACCCAAACATGGAACGTAGAATCCCTCAGCAAATAGTGGGGGTGTAAATTATGGCGATTTCTTACGAGGCGCTACTACCCGAAATTCTACCGATGGTTCCAGGTTGCACGGATACGCTGATAAAAAACAACATAAGAGCTGCCGTCATCGATCTTTGTGAACGAGCGGGCGTGTATCAAGTTGAACTAGACCCCCTGACAACTGTCGGTAATATCTACGAGTATGACTTAGAAGCACCGTCAGGAACGACTGTGCAAAAGATTCTATGGATTACTCACGCAGGTAAAGATCTCGAACCACTAACCTCTACCCTTTTAGAGCAACGAATCCCTAAATGGCGCGAGGGTAATGGCGTGCCCGAATACTACGTACAACAAGGAGCGGCGTTGGTTTGGTTAGTACCGATCCCAACGGCAACGAGCGTATCAAGCACAATTGTAAGAGCGGTACTCAAGCCGACTCACACGAGTACCGCGTGTGATGACGGAGTGATGAATGACTATAGAGACACCATTATTAATGGGGCTCTATTCCGACTTTTAAGAATCCCGAACAAAGAATGGTCTGACCTTCAGGGCGCTAGTGTCTATGGGTCATTATTTAGTGAAGGCACCGTGATAGCGGAGCGTAGAGCGCGTGGCGCTGATACTGGTGTCGCTAGGAGGGTTAGGTATGGCGGAACTTCAGGCGCATGGCGAACAAGGCGCAGACAATACGGCAGCGGAGGCTAACCCTGTTTTTTCTGACATTCGCACTGAGGGCTATTGGGTTATACCAGCGGTGCAGGAAATTTTAGATGAGCAGCCACAGCTTAGCTTTACGACAAACGACATATGCATAGCTTGTAAAGAAGGTTCCGCTGCTCTTTGGGTTGCAAAAGAAGGCTTTGTAATATCGACAGGCGAGACTGATACATTTACTGGGGATAGAACGTTTTTAGTTTGGGTAGCTTGGGCCAGAGACCGTAGGCAAAGTTGCGTGATTAAGTACTACGAATTCTTTGCAGACGTTGCTCGTGAGTCTGGTTTCAAGCACATAGAAGTAAGAACGCCAATCAGAAAGCTAGAGCCCTATTTGATCGCTGAAGGTTGGGATATAGACACAGTAGTCTACACGAGAGAACTCTAATGGGCAGTAAACCTAAGCAACAGGACTATAAACCATCAGAAGGCGAAAAATCATCTGCGTCTGTGGCTATGGCGGAGTACACGTACTTCAAACAAAAGTATGATCCTCTGCTACAGAAAATGCGGGATGAATCACTTAGCACCAACGACGATAAGATGCTAAGAGGTCGAGCGAATGCCGACACTATGCAAGCACTTACATCTGGCTCGATGGCCCAGCAGGCTATGTCCGGCCAAGGGTCGGACGACCTAGCGCAGGCGTACCAAGGCCAACTTGGTATCGCGGATAGTTCTGCGGAAGATATACGAAACAAAAGGCAGATGAACGTACTCGGCATCGCTCGAGGTCAAGCAGCTGATGCTCAGTCTGGTATGGCGCAAGCAGCAAACTTACAAACTTCTGAAGCTCTTGCCCGTGCTAAGAATAAGCAGCTGGTGTCCAGCGCAAAGATGACTGCTGTAGGACAGTTGGCTGGTGCCACCCTTATGAAGGGTATGCAGAACAAAGCAACAAGAGGCCAGAAAGACACAGGCAAAGTTGGCGCAGATGGTAAGCCGATAATGGAGACAGTCAAAGGTTCATTCTTTAGCCCAGTTAATGACGCTGGCCAAATAGTTTCTGGTTTCAATAACCGTCTTGCGTTTTCAAATATTTTTGGGGGTGGTTAAAAATGAGTGTATTCGCGGACACCGTAGAAAGCTTTCAAAATAATTTGTCGTATCAGAATAATGCAGCATTAGGCGGAGGGCTTCCGAATGTGTCGGACCCCGAAAAAACTTACGCGAACATA